TAGGTGGGGCCACCTTCTTTTTGCGCTATGGCTGCCACGATCAACGCCACACTGAAGAGTGCGACAGCCAACAGCTTCGTGACGTTGGCCGAAGCCAACACGTATTTTGAAACCGTTCCAGACAGCACGAACTGGGACGACAAAACAGACGATCAGAAAAATCGTGCGCTTATTTCAGCCACGCGCTGGATCGACACGTTGAATTTTTACGGGGATCGTTGCGATACGAGCCAAGCATTGAACTGGCCCCGTAACAACTACCATGTGGATCGTGTGGAGTTGGTTTGCACCAGCATCCCAAACGAGATTAAATACGCTACTTATGAGTTAGCCAACGCACTGGCTAATGACACGGAGTCGATTACAGGGTCTACCGGCGATACGGGATTGTACGAATCCGTCAAGCTCGGGGAGATGGAGGTCAAGTACAACACTTCTAGTCAGGCTACTGGAACTGTTAATAACGTATTCG